TGAACGGAAAATATACAACAGCAAAAGTGATGATTGATGATGTTGAGGAATCGTGTATTGCTCAAATCACAAAGTTCATTAACAACCCAGCATTTACAGCTCCAGTTGCAATTATGCCTGACTGCCACGCTGGCAAAGGTTCTGTAGTTGGTTTTACAATGCCTCTTACTGATAAAGTGATACCAAACACGATAGGTGTAGACATAGGATGTGGCATGTTAGCAACTCGAATATCTTCTACTTATGGAGATGCTACTGTTGAACATACAATTGCTAATTATACTGTTGAATTTGAAAGCTTGATACGAAAGCTGATTCCTTTTGGACAGACTGTTCATAAACGTCCAAGTATCAACTTTGAACGCGAATTTCCATTTTCTCAAGCACAACAAACAGCAACATATTTCATTCAAAAATTATTTGGCAACAATGCTATCAATGATTTTCCTGAATACAATATGGATTGGTTTGAAACGAAATGTAAGCAAATTGGCATCAACGTAAGATATGCCTGTGATTCGGTAGGAACACTTGGTGGTGGAAATCATTTCATTGAAGTTGGAAAAGACTTAAATGGTTGTATTTGGTTAGTAATTCATTCTGGTTCGAGAAACTTTGGTTTGAAAATTGCAAACTATTGGACAGAAGTTGCTCAAAATGTTGATACATCAGCGCTTGATTTGCAAATGAAAGCTGCTGTTGAGTCAATAAAAGCAAGTGCAAATACACCCGAACTTCGTCAACACATTGATAAAGACATCAAACAAGCTCGATTGAAAATTTATGGTCGTGAAGTTAAGATTTCCGATGAACTTGCATATCTTACAGAACAAAATGCAATGGGATATTTATACGATATGATCTTCGCGCAAATTTATGCTGTATTTAATAGAAAACAAATGCAAACAATTATTCTCAATAAAGTATTTGACGGTGGAATACAAATTGATGAACAAATTGAATCTATTCACAATTATATAGATTTCAATGATATGGTTGTTCGCAAAGGTGCTATCAGCGCTCACGTTGGAGAAAAAATGATCATTCCATTCAATATGCGGGATGGTATCTTGATTTGTAAAGGAAAAGGTAATGCTGAATGGAACAACTCAGCTCCACACGGTGCTGGTCGTGTATTATCAAGAGGTGCTGCAAAACGTGCATTATCTTTAGATACTTTCAAAGAGCAAATGAAAGGTATCTACTCAACGTCAGTTGTTGCAGGTACACTTGACGAAGCACCAGATGCTTATAAATCGGCTGCAGTGATTGAAGCAGCAATACAACCAACTGCTAAAGTTATTAATAGAATAAAGCCTTTGATAAATTTGAAATCACTTACATAAGAAAGGAAAAATAAAATGAATCAAAAATATTTGTTAGTTATTCTTTCTATTATTATTGTTGGTATTGCTATTGCTGTTGGATTATCGATGTTTGCTGAACAAGAAAAACTAGATAAAGAAGCAAAAGATAAGGAAGATAAAGCTGCAACTGTTACGGTTGTTCAAGAACAGAAACCAAGGGTAATAGCGTATTATCGTTGTTTTGATTTTGGATTGCCAGCTGGAACTGTTATTAGGTTTTCGCCAAGTGATAACTCACTTGATGCATTATCAGAAGATGAAGCAAGAAAAAAGGATATCTATATTCATATTCAACAAGATGATGGAAGTATTAGAGTTGAAAAATGTACTTACGAAACTTGGATAAAGTTATGCATAGGAGATATACTGAAATGATTAAAATATGTGAAAAATATTATGTCGGTTTCAATAACAGAAATTATGATGGAGAATCATTCCTATTGTCTTATATTGTAAAAGACAGTAAGTTAACTGGTTTTCAAAGTTGGAGAGATAAAAAGATTGGCATAAAAGAAATTGATAATCTACCAAAAGATGGGTTTAAGATTTTTGGTGATACAAGACGAAGTCGCGATTGGTTTGGTTCCGGTCGTTCGATGATTTATGTTCAGCATCCCGAAGGTTTTGTTTTTGAAATTTCAGTCGATAACTTGGTTAATATTCTTGCCACTTGCAATATTATTGACAGAGTATTTTCTGAAAAAATGATATTTGCTCACACGGGAAGTAAGTTGATTTTGATACCCCATTAATTCAGAGCTGTATAAAGAAGCTGTTGAAGATACGAATAGAACAAATGCAACAAAAACAAGATCATTGGTGAAACCATCAAGTTTAAAGATTGGTGATATTATAGAATTCACAGACAAAAGTACAGCGCTTTATGTTGGTAAATACGATGCAATTTCTTTTGAAGCAAATGATGTAGGAAATAACTATACTTATCGTTCAGGAAGAAACGAAAGATATACAATCTTTGTTTCAAAAAAATCAAAAGAAAAGAGACATTTTTATATTGAAAGCTATGATATAAAAGATGGTGGGCGTTTAAAATCTGTTCAGTCTATAAAAATATATCAAGTGGTTAATCATATTAATGTATCTCAAGAAGGTGCATACGAAAGAATAAACAAAGCGTATAGACATTATAATAGATTACTTCCAATTTTACAAGATTCTGTATTCAGTTTTGAAGAAGCTAAGTACAATTTTCCAGCAACTTCTCAATATCCATATTACATTTATAATAAATATCCAATATATGATATCATAATAAATGAGCAATCTATTTCATATAAGTCTTGTTATAACAATGAATCAGATATTACGAATATAATTTGGATGACACTGGGAAATTCAAAAATATGTATTACCAATAGTAAAGATGAACTTAAACATTTGAAAATAGCCTAATATATTATAAAATCGGATTTTTCAGAAAAATAAGATTTCTATTGACAAATGTTCTAATTATAGTTATATTATTATATCAATTAAAATAAGAAAGGTTACAATGATTCAACTTTATTCTCTTACAACTTCTGGTAAAATCAAAACCATTATATTATCTACTGACGGTCCCAAGTTTATTTCTGAATGGGGCGTACTTGGTGGTAAAATGCAAAAGACAGCTAAAGTTTGCATTTCAATGAATGAAGGAAAATCAAACGAATCATCTCCTGCTCAGCAAGCTATTCTCGAAATGAAATCAAAAATCAAACGTAAGATGGAAAAAGGTTATACGGAAACATTACCAAAGAAAGGTGCTACAGTTGTAATGACAGTGCTTGAACTTGATAAACTTCCACCATCATTCTGTCCGTCAAAACCAATAAGCCATTGCCCATCGAAAGTTGAAAACAATCCAAAAGCATATGCTCAGCGAAAGATGAATGGCAACTGTATTATTATTGTCAAGTCGAAAGAAAAGAAAGTTTTCAGTCGTGGAATGAAAGAACTTACAAGCACAATGTTGCAGATTCCAGAAGTCAAAAAGACTATTGACTTGATGGAAGTCGGTGATATGATAAACACAGAAATTCGATTTATCAATAAGTTGACTGGAAAGGAATCAACTGCAGCTGTTGGTTCGCTTGTTCGCACAAAAGATCCTGTTGAAGTAATGCAAAAGTACAATGATCTTTGCAAAATTGGCAAGTTCGAAGTTGTTGTCTTTGATAAATTGTTTCATAAGAATAAGTTCATCGGTGATACAGTTGACTATCTTGAACGATACAAGCTTATTGAGAAGTACAAAACAGCACCAATACTTATTTTCGATTGGAAGAAACAAATTGAGAAAGCGAAGAAAGAAGGTTGGGAAGGTTTTGTTCTTCGAGTTCCAGGTGAAGCATTCGTTACCTACACGACTAATGGAAAAGCTGATAGGTCAGGTTGTTTCAAGTGGAAGTTCATGAAAGAAGGAGATTTTGTTGTCAGCGAAGTTGCACTTGGAAGTTCTGGTAAACATGCATCATTGTATGCCAGATTCAAGCTTGGTCAATACAAAGATGGTGTATTACTCGATTGTGGTTGGGCAGGTCCTGGTACATTAACTCACGATGAGTTAGCTGACTATACAAAATCAATTGATTCTGGAAAGATGAAGTTGCCGTTCGTAGTGGAAGTCGAGTTTAGAGATTGGCAAGAAGATTCGTACTGCACGGAACATGCAGTTATACAGCGGGTTCGATTTGATAAAGAACCAGAGGAATGCGAGTACGAAGGATAAAATAATATAAAGAAAGGAAAATCAAAATGAATTATGCAAGATCTATAATGTGGTTTATTGCACTCGGCTGTATTGCTGGAGCAATCGGTATCAATGCTTATATCGATACCTGCAGCATGTTAGTTGGAATCAGAAGTGGATTAATAGCTTTTGGTTTAGAATGTATATTTTCAGTCGTTGCAAATTATACTTACTATAAGATATCTTAAAACAATAAAAAGAAAGGAAGCAAAAATGAAACGCACAATATTAGTTATTATATTGATATTATCTATGTTTGCTGTTGTATTTTCTCAGCAACAAGAAAAAACGTATTCTGTTCCTGAAAGTCAGTTGACTGCTGAACAGAAAGCGAAGATACAGATAAGTCAAGTATCTGGTTATGCTGGGTTGGGTAAAGAAATCGGTGATGCAATCGGCGGCGGCTTACATTCACTGAATACAGAAGTTAATTCGTTTAGCGAATCTCCGGCCGGAAAATTTACTATGTTCATAATCGCTTATAAAGTTATTGGAAACGATTTTGTTCAATTTTTAATTGGTATACCACTATGGTTAATTGGCAGTATGGTTTGGGCAATTTTGTTTTACAGAAATGTTACCATAAGAAAAGTTGTTACTAAGAAAGAAGGATTTTTCTTGTGGCCGAAAAAAGAATATAAAGTAATTCAATTGGAAGGTGATGATTTACAAGTTGGTTATGTTGGTTATGGAGTTTTTTATGTTGTATTTTCTATAATTGCTGGTTTTGTTACTTTCGGTTAATATAAGGAAATTACAATGTTAGAATTACTCGACGTAATAGTTATAATCGCTGTTCATTTTTTCAGTGACTGGTATATGCAAGATCGCAACACTGCGAAAAGAAAGTCGACAGACACCGAAGCATTATTGAAACACGGCTCTATTGTATTTGTTTTTACCTGTGGTTTGTTTTGGTATCTTGGAATGGATGTGTACTACGGCATCGCAGCGTCGCTAACGTACACAGTTTGTCACTTGATTCAGGATCGTTACATATACAGAAATCTTGAACCATTAGACTTTGTAGAATTAATAGATTACAAAAAACTGTGGGACAGGATTGCTCTAGACCAAACTCTGCACTTATCCCAGTTAATGTTTTGGGCTGCTGTTGTTCCGAAAGGATAATTGAAATGAAATACACAGACTTGACAATAGACCAAAGGATAGGATTAAAAGGGGAATTTATCACTAATCCTCATTGTAAAAACTATAGGCTAGTTTGGATTATGTGGGACTTCGTTACAGCAGTAGAATTCTTTTTAAATGATGACATAAACGCTTTGAGGATAATAAAATGAAAAATTCCGATTCACATATTCTTTTATATGCAAAAGGTTGGTATAAGAAAACCGATATTATCGAAGATATGAAAATTCTTGTTGCTCAAAGATATTTTTGGAATAAAGAAGACTGTACTATTGATAATATCGTAAGCTGTTGTATTAATTTAATATATCGATATTGCATTCTCAATCAACCAGAACATATTGCATGTTATAATTTCCATAATATTTTTGAGGATTTGAAGCCAGATAATATTTGGAAATGTGGATATGCCAGTCGTTCATACACTTATAATGAAGCTATTATAAGAAAAACTTTATCAATGTTATCAATAGTGTCAGTTCAAAAAGATGGTATAAAGCTTATTGAGCTTGATGAACCAGATGAAAAAATTTTACCATTAAATCAAGATGTTATCAATTCAAAGAGGAGAGTAAACGGATGAAAACAAGATATTTTATATTACTTGTTGTATTAGGCGCATTAATTTTATCGGGTTGCGCTGAACCAGAACACATCAATGATTGTGTAAGTGGTGAACCAGCTGGATTTTGGTCCGGACTTTGGCACGGTATGATTGCAGTGATTGCTTTTATTTGCAAACTATTTGGTGCAAACGTTGCAATATACGCAGTCAATAATACTGGTGGCTGGTATGATTTTGGTTTCTTATTGGGTGTCGGTGCTTTTGTTAGAAGTGAAAGTTCCGTAACAAAAAAGCATACAGCATAATTTATGACATTTCCAAGAAACTGTTGAAGAAATTATTTGAGAAAGCAAATGTAAATGGTAACTAAACCTTGTGTACAGTGTGGTTTCTGTTGTAAGAAAACTGCTTGCGGATTCGGCAAATGGAATTCCGAAAAGCATCAGTGTGAATACCTAATATCATTGCAGAAAGGAACAAATTTTGAAATCTTTAGCTGTGAAAAATATACAGACATCACCAAGTACTCAAGCAGCACCATCAGCCCAGCGTTCGGAGCAGGATGCTGCATGTCACTCTTTAACATCGACAGAGACAATAACATTCGTGCCGTTATCAATGGAAACGCAAATTTGTCTCGTGTCGCTAATACAGGCGTACCTAGGTGAGTTTTGTTCTTCTGACTTACATTTCTTGGCTATGATGCATGCTGTTGAGATTGCTCAAAAATATGGGGTTAGTAAAGAAGAAGCGATAAAAGTAATGGATATGATAAGAAAACACTATAAGAATCCGTTTCCTGGATTTTTTTGATATGATAATCTTACATTTGAAAATATCAAGCTGGATTGGTTCAATCGGTGCTACACATTATTATGGACGTATTATATTTCCAGGACAACCAATGTTGCGTGATAAAGAAGATATTGAACTTGAATTTAAGTTATCCCAATCAGATGCTGAAAAATTGAATAGGAAAGAATATACATATGCACCAAATTATCGTTCAACATATCAAGTTGGTGAATGGTCGAAGCGCTTTGATACAAAAGAAGAAATAAAAATAGCTGGTATAAAATACTATAAAGAACATTTGCAACAAAATTATCCTTTGTTAGTTTTAGGTAATACTGGTGTTATTGAACCACAAGAAATAATAGGACATAATCTTGAATCTCCAGAACAAGTAAAGCTTATTCGAAGAATAAATGAGATTGCTAAAAAATATGATTACGATGATAATTGTGATTCTAAACTCAATACAACTTTGTTCAAGAAATGGGAACCTTTATGGAAAGAGTTAACTGGAGAATCCTGGAATTAAGTTTTTTGATTTTCTATTGACATTTTACATAAACTTGTATATATTTATATATTGTAATTGTCAAAGTACACCGTTATTCCTTTTGTATTGAAGATCGTAAACTTCAAACGTAACGTCAGCGATAAATCCTGCAGTAAACTCGCTGGAAAACAAAGGTATTGATAATACAATTTTTTATGGCGTCGTCTGCTAATTGGCCTAGGCACCCAGACCTTCAATCTGAGAAATGACGGGTTCGACTCCCGCCGACGCTACGAATACGAAACTGCCAGGTGGTTGACGTTGAGGATTGACATACCAATAGGCATTAGTAAAAGTCTATACGCATAGCAATCAAATCCTAAACTGTTTTTTGAATTACTGATGCGGAACATTGATAGAGGTTGTAAGATTCCGCATCACTTATAGGTCTATGGTATAACGGTAAATTACATCGTCCTTTGAAGGCGAGAATTCTGGTTCGATTCCAGATAGGCCTGCTACATATTGCCTTATGGTATAATAGAATTATGCCGCCCTCTGAAGGCGTGAGATTTGGGTGCAAATCCTAATAAGGCAGCACATAAATAGAAAGGTATAAAATGTTTATACGTACAACTGTAAAAAATAAAGGTAATGTTATTTGTGATGTTTGCGAATCTATTATTGAAAAAGATGTTGATAAAGAAGATTCACAATCAGCAGAAGACCAAGATGGTTATCATTACTGTCTTCAACATTTGTTTATTTCTGATAAGTTTACAACTGAACTAAAAGAATATGCTAAACAAAATAAAACAACTGATTTAGCTGGATTTGTAGCTTGGAAGATGTTGCAATAAATGGGCATGTAGCCGAAGCGGTCCTCGAAACCGTTAAACCGTAATTGGAGCTGCAATTGTAGGTTCGAATCCTATCATGCTCACAAAGACTAGCCGATATGACTAATCGGTAGAATACGTGAATATCAAGTCGAGCTCCCTAAAAGCGAAAACAGAAGCCTCACGGCAAAGGAAAGTTGTTGACTAAACCTGACAGCTCGGAATAGACGGCGCCATGTTCCCGTAGCCGAGCTTGCCTACGAAGCAAGTAATCGTAATTGGAGCTGCAATTAGGAGTTCGAATCTCCTCGGGAATACCAAATCAGAAAGAAAGGTTATGTTGTCTTACAAAAAAATAAAAAAATTTTTAGGAATGCATCTTTTACGAGGTATTGGAATATGTTCAGTACCAAAAGGAAAAATTTACGGAATTGCTTTCGATAACTCGAATAGTTGGATGTCTTTTTCTCATATAACATTCGGGCATTTAAGAATGATGTTTTTGGAACCGTTCAAAAATTCTATTGACTTACATTAATTAATATTGTATATTAAATAGTAAAATTCAAAAATCAATTATTGGAGGTATATATGTTTAGGTTATTATTGGAAATTTGCATATTTTTAGTTGTAGTACCATTTTTGTTTTTGAAAGTTGTTTGGCCGCTTTGGAAAGGTCAAAAAATATTTCCGATTTTTGAAAAAAAGAATTCAACGATAGTTGAAGATAAAATTAAAGATGTAAATGAAGAAATCGAAACTGAAGAAGAAAAGTTGATTCTGAAACAAAAGCAAGAACAACTTTCAGGCCTCAAAAAAGAAAAGGTTGTAAAGTCTAAAAAGAAGTAGTTTTTTAAATAACAAATAATCCACAAATAGTTACGGAGGTTTCATTATGGCAATGCAAAGATATCCAAATGACGTTGAACCATCGACAAGTTCAACAAAGCGTGTTCTGGCTCTTACTATCGGTATTGTAATATTGTTTTTGGCATCCATTCTTAGTTTCTGGATAGTTGAGAATGTTGATGCAAAAAATATTCTCGTTATTCAGGATGCAGTAGACGGTGATTTGAATTGGTACAAATCAGCTGGTATAAAGTTGCAATGGTTCGGCACTGCAACAGAATACGAAAAATTACAAACTTATGAATTTGAGATACCAGTAAGATTCAATGACGGTGGACATGGAAAAGTAATCGGTTCAGTAAATTATGAACTTCCACTCGATGACTCATTATTGACAACGATTCATACAAAATATGGTAGTAAAGAATCAGTTCAAGATAATCTCGTAAAAGTCGTCACTAATAAATGTGTATATATGACCGGTCCGCTTATGAGTTCGAAAGAATCGTATGCTGAAAAAAGAACAAGTTTGATTTTTTATATAGAAGATCAAATCAAAAACGGTGTCTATAAAACAATACAAAAGGATGTAAAAACTAAAGATCCCATTACCGGTGTTGATAAAACTGTTACTGTTGCTGAGATTTTGATTGGCAAAGATGGTAAACCAGAACGACAAGAGGTAGCTGTATTAGCTCAATATGGAATTATCACCTCGAACTTTGCTGTGACTGAGTTGCCATACGACGAAACTGTTGAGAATCAGATTAAGCAACAACAGGTAATCAATATGAACGTTCAGACAGAAATTGCCAATGCAAAACAAGCAGAACAGAAAGCAATCACTGCCGAAAAAGAAGGTCAAGCAAAAGCAGCTACTGCTAAGTGGGAACAAGAAGTTGTCAAAGCTCAGCAAGTTACATTGGCTCAACAGCGTTTAGAAGTTGCGTCGCTTGAACGAAAAGCAGCTGAACAGAATAAATTGAAAAATATTCTCGACGGTGAAGGTATTGCAGCTAGAAGGCGTTTAGAAATCCAAGCTAACGGTGCTTTAGAGCAAAAACTTGATGCATACGTAAAAGTAAATCAAGCTTATGCGGAAGCTATCGGTAAGTATCAAGGCAATTGGGTACCTACAATTGTAATGGATGGTACCGGTAAAACTGCAAATGCAACTGGAGTTCAAGGATTCTTAGATTTAATTAAGTCGAAATTCGCCAACGATCTTGCATTAGATTTTGCGGTGAAAAAGTAAAGTAAGATAATTAAATTTAGATTTTTTAGAATGCCTTGGTACTGAACATATCAAGGCATTTTTTATTTATTTTCTATTGACATTTTACTATTGCTGTTGTATATTTATATATTGAAATCAAAATAAAAGGATTACATATAATGCTTTACATTAAAAAACAACTTAAACGTTAGCGAATTTGAAGTTGCGCTATAAGTGCACTTTGGATTCGCATCGAAATGCACCTATAGATTAACTGGAAAATCATCGCACTTTTAATGCGTAAGACTTTGGGTTCAAATCCCAATAGGTGCACCATCGCTTCTATGGTGTAACGGATAAAGCATTTCTGCCTTTTAAGCAGTAGAGTCTCAGTTCGAATCTGAGTAGGAGCACAATATCGCAATCGTGACTGAATTGGACTAAGGTACCAGCCTCTTAAGCTGCGACGATGTGGGATCGTTGCCCACCGATTGCACAAACATTATCGAAAGGTTATTTTTTATGAGTACTGAATCAAGAAAAAACCGTTCTGAATTTTATTTTCGTAAAGAAAAAGAAGCTCGCCGACTGCTCGACCGTCTCAATCAACTTTGCAAAATTAGATATAATTGGAATCCAAAGAATCTTATTCCTCTTGAAAAACCAATTCGGCGTGGCTATATTCGTTATTACATAGTCAGACCTGATATTTTGAAAAGTTCAAGAGGTAAAACAGTTGCACAACTACTTAATCACATTCAAAATCCAGTCGTCTGTTCTGATAAAAACTTTATGACTACTCGAGGTGAGAATGGTTGCAAACTTAAACACCCAGTACCTATACATCAAGAAATTGCTCACTTACAGCAAAGAGAATGGGAAGCGCTTTCAGAAGAACTTCAAAGTTATTTTGCAATGGTCGAAAAAACTCGAAGATGGGGCGGGCCAATCAAAGTATTTGAGTTCAAGTTTCCGTGGATGTACGAAACCCGAATCAAACCACATTATATTACACATGCTTACGTTATGCATAATGAAGTTATTGCTGAATATGAATACGTTTGGGACAAGCTTTACAATAGTGATATGTTAGCTTATAAATATATTCATGGAAGAAGTTATCGTGATGACTGGGACAGAAATGAGTCGAAGAAAAGAAAGTTAAATAGCATTACTGAAAAGGAAACGCGCGAAATAGTAAACAATTTCAATCGTAATAAAAAGTTAAACGACTTTGAAAATTATGATGAACTTTTCGATTAACATTTGATATTTATACTTGTAGTGCAACATTTGCCAAGCACTTAAAATAAAATAGGCGAACATCTGGTCTTTGTTTATATAGAGAACTCATTATTCCATATTTTTCAATATGAATAGAGCTATGGGCAGTCTTATAAGACCATTTGCAGCAAAAGACTGCCCAATTTTTTCCTACCAAATAATCTGAATATTCTATTGACAGTTTGATGAAATATAGTTATATTTATCAATATAAAATATAAGTCGAAAGGTTATTAGCAATGCCGCATTATATAGATAACACAACTAGTAATAGCAACAGTTTAGCATATACAGATCCTAATGATGTTATGCATCTAAAGGTATTTGATTCAACAAATAATGTTATAACAGTTTTGATATTGAAACGTCATTGGCTTGAATGTCATAGTTTTGCAACAAACACACATAAGTATTATGATATCATTGAAACTGTTGGCGGTAGACTTGTTGCATTTTGGGGAAGAATTTTCAAAGATGGTACTCAAACACCAAGATTTGGTGAAATCAAATCTGGTACTTATTATACTTTACTGAAATCGAAAACCGACAAAAAAGATTATAAGATAATGACTCATTTTGTTCGTGAAACAAAAGTTCCAGTAGATTACAAAGAACCTGACTTCAAGCTTATAGGTTGCTCTGGTGCTAGAAGGTTTTATGGAAATCGGCCGAATGTTGTTTTAACACCGTCATTACCACCACTTACTCAAGTGAAAACCCCAATCATGACTACTGCAACTCCAGTCTCGAGTCCATTTCAAAAACCATTTCCGGCAATGTCATCATTACAGTCAAAAAAATCTTATACTGATATGGATGGTTATTGTTATGATATAGATAACGATGAATATCCAATAATTACAGCAACTCAATTAACTGATAATCAAAGAAATGTTTTGACAAAGCTTGAAGTATTATATACATTTGCAGAAAATACACATTCACAGCTTAGCAATATTATTATAACTAATACTGGTATAGCTGACCGCGCTGGGTATATTAACAAACTAGAATTTTGGAACGATACTTTATCACAGATAAAAAAAGATTTAGCTTATGTTATAAATAAATTGAAAACTAAAGGTGAAATTGATAAAAAAGTTCTTATTGTATGTAATGGTTATTATAAAAAGATTACTGAAGTAGATATATTATACAAAGAAATTCTTGCAGCTAAAGAAGGACGTTAGATATGATTCCATCTATTCAACTAATAAGCTTAGGTGATAAAAAATATGAAATAATTGCTCAGCATGTTATTCATACATTTGGTAAAGAAGATGAAAAACGCACCAAACGTATTATCAAATTTTATAAATGGTATTATAATGTTAAAGAAGCACTTTCACATCCACGCAATCCAGGAATGTATTTTTTCTGTAATGAACTAATTGATGCTAAATTTGTTGAAGACAATATTTATACAAAACAACAGTCTGAAGTTCAAGTTGTACCTGAACAAACTCAGTCTGGGTCCATACAACAAACTGAACCATCAAGTTCACTTACGGAGAAATAAATGAAAAGATTTTCATTACTATTGGGTTTATCGGCAATCTTAATATCTGTTGTCGCTGGATTTTTCAGCATAACAGGTATTGCAATGTTATTTATCGGCCACTTCATTCCAGTTATAATAATGGGATGCAGTTTAGAATTTGCAAAACTTATAATTGCATCATTCTTATATCGTTATTGGGAAGACGTTACTAAAACGATACGATATTACTTACTTTTGGGGTTATTAATTTTAATGTTGATTACCTCAGGTGGTATTTTTGGATTCTTATCAGACGCTTATAATAAGTCAGCTGGAACTGTCAAGGTAATTGATACAGAACTTGTAATGATGCAAAAGCAAAAAGAATCAAAAATATCCGAAATTGAAAGATATCAAAATCGTATAATTCAATTATCTGATATCAGAAGTCAGCAAGAAAAACGTATCGATTCGCTTTATTCAAAAGGTTGGACTACATCTGCTAAGGTTGTTCAATCCAGTATAAAGGCCGCAACAAATGATATGGAACAATACAACAGTAAAATCGAAAGTCTTCAGAAAGACATTGGAACGCTGGATGGTAGCATAATATCGAAAGAAACTCAGGTTTTAAGTTCAGATGTAGGACCACTCAGATATATGGCAAATGTGTTCAATACAGATATGGACACAGTTGTGAAGTGGTTTATTCTATTATTGATATTTGTGTTTGACCCAATAGCTGTTACGCTTATTGTGGCTTTTAACATTACGTTGTATAAAGATGGCAAGAAAACATTTGGATTAACATCACAATCTAAAGAGAAGATGACAGATGAACAAGTAAATAAAATTTTCAACGAATCAATAATTCAAGGTAAGAAAATGCCACAGGAAATTATTGAACGTATAACGGCTAATTCAAATGAACTGGATGAACCAGATAAGCCATTAGAAATAAAAAAAATAGTGAATGAAACAACTGGAGACTTGGTTAAAGAAAATATACCACCATCAGCAGAATTAGAACGTGTTGTTCCATTAGAGCAACCACCGAAATCAACTGCACCAGTTGCAAACTGGCACCAATAAAAAGAGGATATAATGATACATATCAAACCAATGTTAAATGAATCTTCACTTATTGATAAAGCGCGGGAATTTGCAAAACTTGAGCATGCTGGAGTAAAGAGACGAATTTCAAAGCAAGATTATTTTGAACACCCACATTCAGTTGCTCGAATGGCAAAGAGTATGGGCTTATCAGAAGATGAACAAATCTTAGCATATCTTCATGATACATACGAAGACAGCCAAAATCCAAATGAAACACTTCGTCAAATCATAGAAATTTTCGGTCAAAAAATTACACAGATGGTTTTGATGATTACTCATGAAAAATCTGAAAAGTACCCATCTTATGTATATGCTATTGCAAAAAGAAGCGCAGCTGTTTTACGCGTTAAGCTTTTAGATATGTATAGCAATTTACTTGATAATCCAACTGAACACCAGAAAGAAAAATATATTAGTACAATGGAATATCTATTAGAAATGGGTGTTAAGGAACCATTGATACAAAGAATTCTTAGTAAAATAAAATAACTGTTATTATCACATCTTAAGAGGTTTCGTATGTCAAAAAATAAAGAACCAAAAAAGACAAAAGAACTTATTATATCACCAGATGTTCGTAAAGTAGCAGAAGAAGTTATCAAAGCCGAAAAACTTGAGCTTCCTGCCAAAATAGAATATGTTCTTATTTATCCATATATCTCAAAATCTGTTCTTGGGCGTTGCCGAAGAAATGGATTAGAACTTAAATTCTTTTCCAAAGTTGATTATTTGATTGAAATGTCAGGCGACGTTTGGGATGCACTTGATGATAAAACAAAATATGTTCTAACTTATCATGAACTACTTCATGTTCTACCGATACTCAATGAAAAATCTGGAGAATGGAAAATGAGATTGAGAAAACATGATGTTATGGATTTTTATCGAATCATCAAAAAACATGGAATAGATTGGTTTGATAACCTCAGAACAGTTGCAGGTTCTGTATATGATCTATCTCCAGAAAAACAGGAAAAAATAACAATATAATAAATCTATTGACAGTTATTTAAAATATAGTTATATTATATTGTACTAAATAAAAGGCGAATCGCGAAGGAGGTGAAACAGACAATGATTACAAGTGAAAAGATTGCTGATATTCTTTATACAGCAATGACTTCCAAAAAGGTTACGCGCTCAGATTTTGAGTTAGCATTTCCCAAGGTAGCAAAGAATCCTACACGATTTCATAATAACATTATGAGATCAGTTCGTCGTCTTTCTACTGAAGGTTTGCTTACTCGAAAGAATCGTGGCGTGTACTCCATCACGGCAACAGGTCGCAAGGCTTTAAGTCGTTTTGATAGTCGCTAACATCGATGCTATGGCGAGGTAAAACTCGCCATAACTTTTATTATCAATAAGAAAGGTTATTGCAATGGCACGAAGAAGGAAAGTTGTAAAAGCAACTGCTAACGATTTGAAATCTCACGAATATGTTGAAATGATGTGTTCAAATCATTGCGGCCGTGAAGTTCGAGTTGAAAAGGATACGGAATCAGTTATCTGTTCTGTCTGTTCCTGTTTAAAAGCAGGCCCAACAGATTCTATGTTGCGGGCCGAAGCACGTGCGAACGGAAAAGAACGTACTGGTCGTCCTAAAGGATGGCATTTTATGGAAGAGTATGTTGATACGGAAGGAAATGTATTTTTCAAAGGTGTTGAACAACCTGAATTGAAAGGTACAAAAGCAGCAACAGTTATAGTTGCAAAACCAAAGCTTACAAAGTTCGAACGTAAGAAACGACGTGAAGAACGAAAAGCAAAGAAAGATGCAAAATTAGCAAAGCGCTACAAAGAAATTAAAAAAGAATCAAAGATTCAGGATAAGTCTAACAATTTTTTCAATGGAGAATCTGATGGAACAGATGTCGACACAACCGAGTAAATATATCTTTACGAAAAAAGATATTATCTCTATTCCAAAGAACAACAAGCGCTTGACAAATGGAACACCAATGCATATTTTGTTTGAAGAAAATCAAACAGAGTGCACTCTTGAAGAAGGTATAGAAATTGGTGACGCGCTTCTCAAATTTTTACAAACGGAAAAAGCTGGAGTTGGTGTATCAGCTATTCAATTCGGCATTCCAAAGCGGGTCTGCGCTATTCTTGTTAAAGAACCTATTATTTTAGTAAACCCAGTACTTGAAGTACTTGAAGGCAGTATTGAGTTTCCATTTATTGAAGGTTGTTTATCGATTAAAGATACGCTTATCAAAACAAAACGACATTCATCTATCAAAGTCAATGCGCTCAATATCGGAGACAATTCGTTATATGCAGACGTAACAAATCTTGTTCAAGGAGATTATTTGAAAAGTATTGATGTTCTTGAAATGGTTGCTGTGCAACACGAAATTGACCATCTCAATGGAATCTTGATGGATGATTTACTTCGTAAGTGGGTTAATAAGCAGTGGAAACGAGATGCAATAAAAGCAATTGGCCGTAATGATATTGTAAAAGCCACAAACAAAACATCTGGAGAAGTTATTGAAATAAAGTTTAAAAAGATTGAAGGAGACCCAGATTGGATAATATCTCCAATTATCAAATAGTGGAAGTATAACTAAAAACACCTCCGGCTTGATATTTATTGTAAAGCCAATGGAGGTAGAATAATGAATGTTATAGTACTTTCAACAAATGTAAAGCTAGGTAATATAGTTTATAAGAAGGTTGATGATAGCAAACAACAGTTGATGGTTACGGGTTTTTTAATTCACGCTGTAGATGAAGTAGGACAAGTTATTCATTATTCAATATGTTGTTCCGATGGTGCTGGAAATATTTTAGATTATAAGGAATATGAACTTGAGCAATGTAAAACAACATATTAAAAATCATGCTGATATGATTATAAAAGAAAATACAAAAGATCGTTATCAATTCAATACAGTCAGAAGGGTTGATTTCGATATTGAAATAGAAGGTTTGAAATTCAATATTAAAAATCTATCAGCTAAAGTTAATGCATATAAAGAAGTTTGCGATGCTTTAAATTTTTCATTATTAGTTCTTGCACAAGTATTGGAAGATAAGAAACTTATAAATGAAAAGCTTGTAAACTCTGCTGCAAAAAAGATTCATAAACGTATGAAAGATGATATGAAAAAACATGAAATAAGCGAAATAATATCATATCAAAATGCTTTATTGAATCCGAATGTAAAGGCTGTAGAAGCATGAATGTTTTTGGTATAATAAATATTAATAATGATAAAGATGAAATAAAATATCTTCTTCAAGTAAGTGATTATGATAAAAAGATGGGATATGTTAGAAGATTGTTTTCAATACATATTTATGCAGAACAATTTTATTTTGCGTTATCAGAATATACAACTATTGCAGTTTGGAAAATTTATTCACATAAAAATACACCAATAGGAACAATGTTTCAATATACATTACGTGATTGGGGATGACACGGCATCGATTCTTGAAATAGTACAAAAATACAAGTAGGCTGACAACCACAACTGTCAAAAACAATAAAAGCAAAAACACCTGCTTATCGTTTAGCTGCCTAACAAGCCAGCTTTATCGTTTGTTATATTGAATCAGATAGATATAATGAACGTCGATTTTCTGATAATCTGTTTAGATACTTCAGATGATAATCAAAAACATTCGAAAGTCTTTTTAGATTTTTCTTTAAAGAAAATCTAAAGGTTCGTTATACAACCTTAACGTATAACTAAACTTGTGAATAATTTTTGTATAGCATTTTAAGAACACTCGGGTTCGACTCCCGACATCTCCACTAATTTTAGGATAAATGCCCAATGATAACTAAGCCTGATAATTATATTTGTGGATTTTGATTGACGGTGTAGTACAGATTCAAAAACCAGTCACAGAAAATAAAGCGCGAAGCGCTTTTAATCAAAAAAGAAATGGTTATTATACTGCAAAAACAACTACATAGATTCTCAAAAGCATTATATTCGGGTTATTTTGTATGTTCAGTTATATTTAGTAATAATATACAGCTTTAAATTTTCATTCATAATATGAGGAAATACAATGCAAAAGAAAACATTTATAATAGCAGTTGTTATAGCGGTTTTAATTTTAACAACTATTATTTGGTCTTCACGAAGTACTGCACCATTGTTAATTAGTAATACTATAACACAAACACAACTTATAAAAACTATTCCTATTCAAGATCTTATTAATATGTCAGACGATGAACTTGTCAGAATTAAAGAAGAATATATATTGAAGATGGTAATAGATACTGCTCGAACGAACAATATAAATCCAGCTATTTTTGTCGGTTTAGCTTGGCATGAAAGTTCAAGGTTTAAGTTTGCAAATAAGAAAATAAAAGATAGCAATGGTAGATTTTCGTATGGATTATTTATGATTCAATTAGAAACAGCTAAATTATATGATAAGAACGCTACTGAAGAAAAATTACTAGCACCAACTTATAATACATATCTTGCTGCACTTATTTACAAGAAAAATTATAGTAAATATGGAAATAACAATGATTTTGCTTTAGCTGCTCATAATGCAGGCGCTGTGTATAATAATAAAATAACAAATCTTGATTTTGTTAAGCAGGTAAAAACTGCTATAGGTGATGTTGTTACAAAATTTGATTTATAACTATTTTTGGTTGACTAATATCGAAAATGTAGTTATATTGTTATAGACAGATATTTAAGGAATTTAGGTTATGAATTTATTGACAGAAGAACAGTTAATGGAAAATTACAAATGGTTAACTGAATATATTACAAAGATATTCAATGGTAATCGTCAGACTTCTTTACTTAAGCTTTATGAAGATCTTCAACAGTTTGTCATTGTAGCACCAGGATCTGGTTATGAGTTTTTTCATTCCGCTTATGCAGGTGGTTACATCATTCACGTTAAAAACGTTGTCAAGGCTACTTTAGGTATGATGAAACTCTGGGCAGCTATGGGGTATGAGTTTAATTTTACAACTGAAGAAGCAATGATGGTTGCTATCAACCATGATTTAGGTAAAGTTGGTACTCCTGAACTTGAACATTATCTTCCATCTGAAGATGCTTGGAAACAGAAACGCGGCATTTTGTTTAGTTCAAACCCAAAAGAGCAATATATGAAAGTACAGGATCGTTCATTGTATATGTTGCAACGATATAAAGTTGAATTAACTGAACACGAGTTTCTTGGTATCAAACTTCACGATGGCGCTTACGAAGAAGCAAACAAACCTTATCTTTCTGTATTCAATGATGAAAATCAACTCAAATGTGATTTACCATTGCTTATTCACCACGCTGATATTCTCGCAGCTAGGCTTGAATACCAACAATGGAAAAAGTCAAAAAAATCAATAGTACCAACAACAAAAATTAAAGCAGGAAAAAAGGAATTAAAAGTAGATAATACTATTTTTAACGATGTGTTTGGTGTTGAGAAGGTGGAGGAGGAAGTAAAATGATTTTAGAAACATTATGTGTATTAGTTATTATAGCATTATGCGGCTGTGTATATGTAATACGCAACCTCTTGAAAAAGCTTGAAATATATGAAAAGTGGGTTGAGGAATCTGATGCATGGATTCAAGCATATTATAATGCTGTTGCAACTATTTTAAATAACATGAAGCAAATTGATACCAGTGGTGCATTTGAAACAGATGATGAAGTAGGTCAGATTTTCAAAATGTTGAAAAGCCAAGTTATGGTATTAGAGCAATTCAGTAAACCGGGAACAACAGCAAATGAAAGGAAAGCGCAATAAGAAAAAGATTATACCTAAGAAAAAATTAATAAAAAAGAAATTAAAAGTTGTAAAAAAAGCACGAAAGAAAAAAGTATCGAAAAATTACTTTACACAAGAAACGGAAAATGCAATTGTAAGATATAATAGTGAAACAGATCCCATTGTAAGAAACAAAATTTATAATGAATCTATCAGATATCCGTTTGAAAAGTTAGTTGAGAATATGATAAATACTTTTAAGTTTACGTACTTTGAAGAATCGAAGGCAGATATTCAAGCTCGCACTGTAAGTTTTTTGGTTGAAAAGTTGTCGAAATATGAAGCTGGGAAAGGTAAGGCTTTTTCATATTTTGGTCAAATCGCAAAAAATAATCTTATCCTCATAAACAATACTGTTTATAAGAAACTTAAAAGCCATGATCGTATTGATGCTGTCAATGTAAATATGCATCAAGATTCTGAACTTAAAGATATGTCGATTGGTATAAATGAAACCAATTCAGATACACAAGAATTTATTAGTATGATGATTGCTTTCTGGGATCGTTATGCTATAAATGTATTCAAGAAACAACGGGATGTAATGATCGTCACTGTTTTAATGGAACTTTTCAAACGTACACAATCTATTGAAAATTTCAATAAAAAAGCGATTTATCTTTATCTTCGAGAAATGACTGGGTTTAGAACTCAATATATTACAAAAGTAATAAACAAGCTTGTTCCATATTATTCAAAAATGATAAGTAGTTATTATGATACCGGAATGCTGATACCAGAACGTATTCTTCAAAAATCTGACCTCTAAATATCTGTAAAAAGTTCATTTGCCGTATATTTATAATAAACAAAGGAATATACGTTATGGCAGATATGAATTTAGAGATATTTGGAGGTAAGACTTTTTCATCACTTCTACAAGATATCTACAGAAACTCCACAGAAAAGAAAACTCAAATCGGTAAACTTATTGAACAGTTACGACCTCTTGTAACAAATGCAACAGAAGCAGCTGTTATTGTACCAATGATAGCCGAGTATCTTGATGTTGCTGTAAAGAATGATGAACAGCTTGTTAAAATGGCTGCAATAGTTCAACGTCTTATGAATACTGAAGCTTCTACTAATGATGGGGCACTTATTTCTTCTGCTGAACGCGAACTTCTTATGAAACAAGCTGAAGAAGAAATGAAGCGTATAAAATCTTCAACAAAAGAAATTGAAACCAAACTTATAGAAGTAGGACAAAAGGTACCAGTTTAATGTGGTGGAAATCAAAAAATAGTGGTGGTAATGTTTCTATTGCTAACAACATTACTTCACTTACAAGTGCTGCTACTAGTGCAATAGTTTCTAAAGGTACTACTGATGCTGCTGAATTTTATGAACTTGAAATAGGTCAAGTTATAGATATTATATTATCTCCAGATCATCCAAAATACGAAAAGACGATTGTTCAAGACAATTTGGGTGTAGCATTCATACGTTTGACAGAAAGTCAAAAAAATGTACAGAATGATGCATTGACAGTTGCATATCCTCTCGATAGTACATTTAAAAAATATCCAACGCTGAATGAACTTGTTGTTGTTGTGAAGTATATGAATACATGGTTTTATGATAATACTTTGAATTATTTTAATAGAATTAACAACAATGCTACTCAGACTCTATGTATTGCTAATGATTCTAAAGGCATCATCAAATATGGTGATAACTTTGTAAATAAGAATGCTACAACTCCGAAATTGCAACCCAATGAAGGTGATGTTATTTTACAAGGTCGTCATCAACAAAATATTAGATTGAGCAATAATAATTCAGATCCATTTGTTCATATAACTGTTGGACTAGATCCTGCGAATAAGAAATCAGTTGTTTTTGAAGATATCAATAAAGATGCAAATACAATTTTAATAACAACATCTCCAGATAAAGATATAGTGTTTTCTCCATCGAAAACTATCAAAGTAAAGCCTCCTTATTATTCAAATGATGTAAAATTAGTAGGGAACCAGATATTTATATCTACAGACAGGATTGTCTTAAATGCAAAACAGAATGAAATTTTGATGTATGCTAATAAGACTATTAGCAGTGTATCAAATAACTCTATTACTCTTGATGCTAAGAAAAACGTTTTAGTTGATGCACCAGAAATCAAACTTGGTCGTAATAATATCGAACCTATGGTTTTGGGAGATAAGCTTGTTGCTGCATTGACAAAACTTATTGATGCTATTCCGCAGTTGATGTATTATCAATCTCATATTCCTGGAAGTCCAGGTGAAGCACAATTGAAACAGTTGAAAGCTAACATCAAAGATATTTTAAGTAAAAAGAATTGGACACAATAAAATGGCATTGGTAAAACAAACACTAGAACAAGCTATAAAACAAGCATTACAAAAGCATGATAATGTAATTTTGAAAAATCCAACAATGAAAAAATCGTCTGCTGATAATGATCTTGCAGCAGATTTAGCAACTGCCATATATGATTTCATTACAAGTGGTGATGTAATGGTAAATCCAGGAATCCCAACAGCAGGCGGCCCAAGCAATCAAGTGACGATTGCTCCAGGTCAAGGAAAAGTAAAATAAGGAGATACAGATATGAAAATCAATACATCTGAATTACGAAAAATTATTCGTGAAGAACTTCAGAAGATGGCTGCACCGATGTTAAAATCTATAGTAAAAGAAACTTTGATAAAAAATGCAATCAATGAAGTGCTTGTTAATTTTATAGCTGAGTCAATCGTTGACAAACAAGAAGCATTAGCATTAATGAAAGAACAAATTGAATTACCATCTCTTGAACGTGAAGATTCTGAAATTGGTACAATTCGCTTATCAACACAAAATCTTTCTCCAATTCCAAAATCTAGACTTGACGAACATCAACGTGCAGAAATCAAATCACGATATGAACAGATGATGGGTGGCAGTATTCCATACAGGCAAAGTTCAGCTGCTGTTCCAAAAACAATAGAACAAGAATCTGAAGATGTTGATGCACAAAAAGTAATGTCAATGTTGCCAGAAACTAATACAGAAGGTGGAGTACTTAGAGTAAATAGTTTACCAGATCATTTAGCAAAAGCATTAACGAAAGATTATCGCCAAATTTTGAAAGATATAAATGTTTCAGTTAACTCAAAAAGATAATGGAGAGATAAATTGGCATTAAATAATATATCATCTATAGGTTTGATGTATCCTCTATTTGCAACAAGAAAAGGTTCTCAGAATGTAAGTTATACGACTCTTGATGCAATAAAAACGGATATTTTGACCTTACTAAAAACTCGTCGTGGTGAGCGTATAATGCAACCTACGTTTGGTATAGCATTAGATAGATATTTATTTGAGCCAAATGTAGATTCTTTGTTAGAAGATATCAAAACCGATATTGAAGATTCAGTTGCTTTTTGGTTGCCTTTTGTTTTAATAAATGATATTTTAATAACATCAACAAATGAAGATAAAGATAGAAACAGATTTAAGGTTGAAATTAAGTTTTCGATAAAGTCGCTTCCAAATAAGCTTGAAAGCATTACCTTGACGATATAATTGGAGTATATAAATGTCTCAAAAAGATAAAATAGCTGATGTTAAATACCTTAATAAAGATTTTAAAGCTTTAAGAAATGCACTTATTGATTATGCAAAAGTGTATTTCCCAGATACATATAAAGATTTTAATGAATCTTCTCCAGGTATGATGTTTATAGAAATGTCTGCATATATTGGCGATATTTTATCTTACTATTTAGATTATCAATTTCGTGAAGCACTTGTTCCAGTTGAACGTGCAAACGCTATTCTAAAAGCTCAAGCGTTTGGTAATAAAATAAAACCAGCAACAGTTGCAACTACTACACTTGATGTTTTTCAATTAGTTCCTGCATCTGGAAGTGCTGGTGAGTTTCCTGATATGAGATTTTCTTTAGTAATTGATAATCTTGAAGCAGCTTCTCAAATAAACGCGCAAGTTATTTATAGAGCAACAGATATGGTGAATTTTGCTTTATCATCAAGTTGGAGTCCGGTTGAAACGACTGTATATGATACAGATGGTGTAGGTAATCCTGCACATTATTTATTAAAGAAAACAGTTCAAGCATATTCTGGTATTGTAAAATCAGTTGATATTACAATTGGTTCTCCGGAAAAATATAAGAAACTTTTACTTGATGATACAAATGTTGTTGCTATTCTTGATGTAATTGATTCCGATGGAAATATTTGGTATGAAGTTCCATATCTTGCTCAAGACACAATAATGACCGCAGTTGAAAATACAAATGCATCTGATTCAGCATTGTATTTGAATCATTCATCTGTTCCATATTTGTTGAAATATAAGAGAGCACCTAGAAGATTTACAACAATTGTTCGTCAAGATGGTAAAACAGAACTTCAATTTGGTGCCGGTCTTTCAACGATTCCAGATGAAAATTTAATACCAAATCCAAATAATGTAAGAACTACTGTTTTTGGTAATGCATCATCTTTGAAAGAAACATTTGATATTTCAAGTTTCTTAATGACATCTACATACGGTCAAGCACCAGCAAACACAACACTCACCATTCGTTATTTACTTGGTGGTGGAGTTGAAAGCAATGTATCAGCGGGAGAACTCACAAAAATTTATGCATTAACACTTCTTAATAGTGAAAACGACTACACCGCAGTTTCCGATAAAGAGGCATTTACTGCAGCTAAAGAATCACTTGCTGTATCAAATTCAGAACCTGGTAATGGTGGTATTACAGAACAATCGGTTGAAGAAATTTTTCAAAATACGATGGCTTATTTTGCATCTCAAGAACGTTGCGTTACGCTTGATGATTATGTTATACGCACAATCTCAATGCCTGCAAAATTTGGTTCTGTTGCAAAGGTGTATGCACAGAAAGATACGACGTATACGACAATGAATGAAGATAAAGCTTCAATTCAAGGCGTTGATTTATATGTATTGACTTATGATTCAAACAAACAGTTAGTACCTGCAAATGCAGCAATAAAATCAAATTTAAGAAATTACATAAATACATACAGAACACTCACAACTTCTGTCAATATAAAAGATGCATTTATTATTAATATCGGTGTAGATTTTGAGATAATGACTTTTGATAATATAAATAAAAAAGAAGTACTATTAAATTGTATCGAAACTATAAAGAATTATTTTAACATTGATAACATTCAGATTAAGCAACCTCTTTACTTGAATGATTTGAAAAGTAAACTTGACAAAGTTGAAGGTGTAAGAACGGTTAATAGTGTAGCGTTTACTTGTAAACAGGATTCATCTGGTGCAACGTATTCATCAATATATTACGACATCGCCGGTGCCACAAGAGATGGTATTGTTTATCCATCTAAAGATCCTTCAATATTTGAAGTAAAATACCCAGCATTAGATATTGTTGGTAATGCAATATAAGGAGTAGTAAATGCATTATTTTAAATATGCAGATAAAGATGCAACTATATATGAAATGAGTACAAGTCTTAACACTGGCCTCGATGAAATTTTAGCAATATCAAAGCAGGTTGATTCTGCTAATGTTTCACGAAATACTCGAGCTGTAGTTTATTTTGATTTAACTGCAATCAGTACTTCAAAGGCATCAGGTCTTATTGTAAGTGAATCTTATTTTTTAAATCTTTTTACATCAAACGCATATGCATTGCCTCTTGCTTACACACTTCAGGCTTTTCCATTATCTCTTTCGTTTGAAATGGGTTCGGGTTATTCAACATCTAACCCAGCAATAAATAATGGTGTAAGTTGGTTATATCGAGATGGTGATGAACTTGCTACTAAATGGCCAACTAGTTCTTTTGCAGTTGGTTCAACTGGTTCTTGGGCAACGTCCGTTGGCGGTGCTGTGTGGTATATTAATCCATCTGCATCTCAAAATTTTGAATATGAAACAAGCGATGTAAGAATGGATGTAACGAATATAGTTTTATCTCAATCACTTGGTATTATACCAAATAATGGTTTTATCATCAAGCGAACAGATGCAGAAGAAACTGGAAGTGCAGAATATGGAACTATAAATTTTTTCTCAACAGATACCCACACAATTTATATTCCACGTCTTGAAGTAGTTTGGGATGATTCAGTAATAGCATCTGGAAGTGCAACTGGAAGTTCTGTTGAAATTACATCGTCAGCAGTTGTTTCAATAAAAAATCTTAATTCAGAATATAGAACTGGAACTACATCACGATTTAGGATATCAACTAGACCGATGTGGATTACAAAAACGTTTGTGACTCAATCACAATATGCAATCCCATATATGCTTCCAACTGCATCATATTATAGTATTAGAGATGCTAAGACAGATGATATTGTAATACCATTCGATTCATATACAAGATTGAGTAGAGATAATCAGGGAAGCTATTTTAATATGTGGTTAAATGCTTTTCAACCCGAACGGTTTTATAGAATTTTAATACAAACAACTATTGATAGTTCAACTCAAATTTTTGATAATGTCGCAACATTTAAGGTTATAAGATAATGACGCAGAATGTAAATATGATAATTAATGATGATATTGAATCAAAGGTGATTATTCAATTTGAAAATGAATCGATGGATCCAAGTATAGCGAAGAAATCCATGGATGTTGAAATTGTAGAACTGAAAACTCCACAGTCGACAAATGAAACAGATAATGTATCTGTAGAAAAAACTATTATAGATTGGGAAGTACTCTGTTCACAATCACTAGATGTTTTAGGATATCCAAATTCAGTTAATGCTGCTGGATTGAAAGTACTTCCATATGATATCTATCGCCAAACATATAATGCTTTAGATACATTAAAATCGACCGCAGAAAGTACAACTGAAAAATTGATACAGCAAGAAAATGAGTTTAAAAATCTTTTTGATAGTGCAAAAACACGATATGCAATAATATATCAATCTCAAACCGGTCAGATTTATATAGATGAATATGCAGTTTTTGAATCGATGTTAGTAAAATTAAATGATATATTTTTAACATTGGATGAACTGAAATCTACTATTAATGCATCTACTAACATCATAAAAATTGATTAAGGAATTCAATGGCTCAAAATATAACTGACATAATTCCAATATTGATTACACCATTTAATAATCAAATAGCAGTAAAAGATATTGCGATATTTCAATGGCTTCCTGTAAAGGATGCAGAAAATTATATAGTTCAAGTTGCGAATGATTCGTATTTTACTAATGCAATTGAGTGCACTGTAGTTGAGCCCACCGTAAAGATTATGCTCAAAACAAATTCCAGTTATTATTGGCGTGTTCAAGCAAGGAATAGTTCATCAATAAGTAAGTTTTCTAAAGCAAATTTTTTCAGGACTTTTCAAGATGTATCAAACTTGTCAAAATTATTAAGTAAAGATTTTGACATAAATACAATGTATGTTGAATATTCAGTAAATGATTTTTCAAAAAACCAATTATATTTTGATATTTTATCATTTGAGCAATATAATTCCAATGATCTCAAGAGTATAATGGTTGATGTAAAACGTAATCTCATTGAATCAAATTTTTATATTCAAAGTTCTACTGAAAATGCCGGAAGTTATCTTGTTAAATATACGGTCTTCAAAAATATTATCGGTTCTGCATTTAAGAAAGCGCTTCAAATTACTCAAATTTCAAGTACACGAAAAGAAGTAAAGTTTATTCTTGTTGATGATTCACAAGCTGCTAATTTCAAAGATTATCCTCTTGCATATGTTCAAGCTGAATATCCTATTGATTTTTATTTGAACGGTGAAAATGATGTAAAGTATAAAATTATAAATGCTTTATTAGATACTGACAATACGCTGATTGTAAAACTTGAACAAGAATTATCTGAGGAAATGAATGAAGGATTAAGTACTTGGATATCAAGAAAGATGTCAAAGACTACAGAAGAAGGTGTTATATTGACTCCGTCTAAACGAGCCCCGATTCCAAAGTCTATTGAACCAGATTTTACTAATTATAAGAAAAATGTATCTTCTGCAACTGGTAAGGAATCTTACACAACACTAGTTCCGCAACAACTTACGCAGTCACTTAATTTGGGTGCTATGATTTTAAGTGCAAGTTCTATTGTTGGTAGTACATTAAACATTGATTTTACGGATTATTCAAATTATGTTACGTTTGGTTCTGCTCAAGGTAGGCTTGACGCATTCATTAGTAAACTCAAGAATATTGAAAATTATAGTGCTTCAATAAATACATTACAAGCATTAAACTCATCAGAGTCAATAGCAACAGTTAATCATATTAATTATTTGACAACTCAAATAAGTACATTAATCAGTCAATTTGATTTATACGAAAAATTCTTATATACTGAAACTGCAAGCATGGCTTCTGGTTCAGGCGGAGTATATGACGGTCAGTGGACAGATTTCTGTTATCCAAAATCTTCACCTGTTTACCCATATAGATTAGAGCAAACAACATCACCAATTGCTTCTGCTTGGTATACGACTCAATCTGTGTATATGAATTTTTATGATAATAATAATCCGAACACCTTGACAAGAACAATCCCAGAATACATTTTAGAAGATGAATTGAATAAAGATTATATCACATTTATCAAAATGATTGGTCATTATTATGATAACATTTATATTTACTTAAAAAACTTTTTAAGTATTTATGATAAAAGTAACGATATATATCAAGGTTATCCAAAAGAAATAACTTATTGGATAGGTAAATCTATTGGCAAAGAACTTTATAATGATAATATCAATGCTGATTTGATAAATTACTATCTTGGGCAGAATATATCTGGATCATCTATTTACACATCTGGTTCTTCATATCCGCTTAATGCAAATGAAATGACTGTTGAAATATGGAAGCGTTTAATTACATCTTATCCTCATATTCAAAAAACAAAAGGAACAGCTCAGGCAATTAAAGCGATTATGTCTTGTTATGGTATACCCAGTACGTTACTTCGTATTAAAGAATATGGTGGTCATAGTGAATTAACCGGTTCACTTTCTCAAGAATATATATATGAAGATTTTTCATATGTTGCAGATTTCAATTCTGGTTCATATTCTACTGTATATGTTCCTTGGAAAACGTCATCCAATGGTAAAGTACCAGACACAATACAGTTCAGATTTGCATGCCCGTCAGAAATTATTTCTTTGGGTTCTGGAGCAACTATTGTTTATGCTTATTCGTCTTCAATTGCAACACACGCTTGGTCAGTTGGTATTTCAAGTTCTACTGCTGGTTCAGCAAAACCAAATGTAGATTCTGGATTTGTCTACTTTAAAATATCTGGTTCTTCAACTATATTGACAAGTTCGAACATGAATATATTTGATGGAAGTTATTATACAGTTCAACTTACTCGTGCCACATCAAGTGATGCATCTAATATAACACAATCATTTTATTTAGACGTAGCAAAAACAGATTCAAGTAGATTTCTTGTTCAATCAACGACAAGTATGTCTGTTGACTATTCTGCATCTGTTATAGCATATATTTCTGCTTCTATGTTAGCAATAGGTAATTATGATTCTGGTCAATTTTGTGGAACATTAGATGAATTCAGAATATGGAATAAGCCTATCACAAACGATATATTCAACTATTATGTAAAGCAACCATCTGCACTTGTTGGTACATCAATAAGTAGTTCTCGTGATGATTTAATATTTAGGCTATCATTTGATTATCCACAGAATCTTACAACAGCTAGTTTTATATATAATGAATCTTATAATCCAGTATATTGTGTTTCTGCAAGTTCAAGCGGATGGGAAAATTCAATCGCAATGCCGTATCAATATAAAAGTGTTGTGAGAGATAATATAACATATGTTCCAAATGCTGGTTATTCAAAATTTGAATCAAATAAAGTACGTATTGAAAGCAACAGGTTGTTAGGAAACTCCGTTCATACTGATATACAAAATGAGATTGGAGAATTTGATTCTAATGCTATTGAGTCAAATCGTTTGGGCATCTTTTTTTCACCAATAGATATCATCAATGAACAGATTGTTCAACATGTAGGTCCAATATCTGTTGATGATCTAATAGGTACTCCAGATGATTGGTTGCAACCTCAATATAATGCAATGGAGTTGACACGAAATTTTATCTATTCGTATGTTCCGTTATATAGTTTCTATGAATATTTATCATACATAAGCTTATACAATAAGACAGTTTTTGATTCTTTAAGAGATTACATACCAGCGTATGTAAATCCAACAATAGGTGTTCTTATTGAATCTGATATTCTTGACAGAGATAAAGTGCAAATTTTTAAATCTTCATCAATGGAAGATGAAGTTAAAAATGCTGAATTTGACGTACGCACTAATATTATTATTACGGGTGATGCTAGTAGTCGAATGAATATAAGTGCTTCTATTGATTTCAATTCGTATAGTATAGTCACTGGAGATATAAACAATAACTATACAGCATCTTATTCATTTTCAATAATTGCAACTTCATCAAGACAAGAATTCACTATTCCGGGCGGAGATTTTACTGGAGGTGTTATTATATTAATGGACGCAAATCTTCCAGCTATAGAGCCTGTTTATACTACATATACATTGTATCAAAGCGATAATGTAAAGTTAACAACAAACGATATGAACTTGGGTATACCGGGTTTTCCAACGTATGATCCTACGCATTATCGTTATATTGGAAATTTCAGAACGTCTACACAAAATATGAAATATGCAGGCTGCAAGATTACTGGATTAATAGCTGATATGGTTGCAACTTCGTATGCAAATATCTATAATGATGTAAATCCAGTTCAGATATTTAATGTATCTAAAAACACTGTTCTTATTGATGCAAATAATAAGACATTTACACAGTAAAAACCGAGACTATGATATATTTATATAAAACAAACTAGAAGGAGTTTTACATGGGCTATATCAATTCGCCAACAAACGTAATAACAGTTGACACGATTCTTACTAAAAAAGGTCGAGAACTCTTGTCAGCAGGTAAACCACTTAATATCACAAAATTTGCTTTATCAGATGATGAAGTAGATTACTCACTTTGGAATACAGGTCATCCATCTGGAAGTGATTTCTACGGTATTGCAATTGAATCTTTACCGCTTATTGAAGCGGTACCAGATGAATCAAAGGTGATGAAATCGAAATTAGTCACATTGCCTCCTGGTACAACTACTGTTCCAATCGTTGGTACTGCTATTCCTAATATTACGTTTGCTAGTGTTATAAATTCTGCAACAGCTATTGGTCAAAATATCAAACCGTTTACTCAGAATGGAAATAATGATACATTGGGTTATCAGTTTACAATTGCTGAACCACAGTATTTTCAATACATACAAGACGTTACGCCGGTTGGTCAATCTACAACAAATGTAAATTCAAGTGCACTTGTATCATTAAATACTAAAGTAGTAAATGCTCAAAATGTAGTTGATAGTCTTAAACGAAATTTCGGTGTACCAAACTATGAAACACTGTTAGCAAATGCTAATGCAAAATTAGCTGCAGCAGTACAAGAACGTACAGATGCAAGATTAAGTGCAGCATCTACATCAGACCAGATGATAAATACAAGAAATATACAAGGTCAAGCATTTACAATATCGTCTAAAGAAATAAAACTTTATCCAGTTGTAGGTACAGGAGCTGCAGCATATTATGGTGCTTATGCACTTGCTGGAACAAAGTATGTTGAAACAATTGTTACTATTTCTGGAAGAGAGACTGGTGGTTATACAACAGTAAAAGTAAGAATTAATTTTGATTAAGGAGAAATAAATGAGTGCATTTACATCATTAGATCCAACCACCGATAAAAAGGAAAACTCAACTCAGATTGTTACGACTGGATTGTGGGATGGTGGAGCTGGAACATTATCTACATTTTTTACAGCATCTGCTGATTCATCAAGTGTTGCGAAGTATTACTCAAATGTCTACGCTACAGCTGCAACAGAATCAGTACAATTTTCTGTAGCGTTTGGAAGTTATGGTAATTCTGGTTCTGCAATTGGAGATTTATCAAAACCTACAAAGGCTGTTTATTCTCAATATGCAGGTTCTGTTTTGACAGCTGGAGATTCTTTGTTTACTGTAAATGGCGTTGATATTCATCATTGTGTTTTTATCAATGTTCAACGTAATCGTTATAAAGAAAAGTTGAATCGAGGAAACTGGCAAATGACATTGAGTGGTTCAACTGCTGGCGGATCTGTTGGCGATTTTTTGTATCTTATTGATAATAGCAGTGTTTCTGGAAGTGAGGTTGTTGGTGAAGGCGGAAAGGCTTATCATGTTGTTAGTGGTTCATATAACACATCAACTGGTCTTCAGACAATACACAGTCCATTAGCACCGATATATTATGGATTGTTTTACCCAGATATCGGAATGTTTGTTCTTAATGCTGTTGCATTAACATCATCTGCCGCTAGTTATATTCCTTTGTTTGGAATGACAGGCGCTGCACCAACATCTGTAACAGAATCTGGTATTTACGATGGATATAATGTAGATGGTAAGATTATTAGAGCATTCAAATGGGGTGGAAATTTCACAGCACGTAGTGAAGAAAATGTAAAGAATAGCATTTATTTTATTCGTGTAAAAAATAGAGATTATAATTATTCAACAAATCCAACTTATTTTGATGTTGCTGGTAATATAAAGACTGAATTTATCAATGAACCAAAATCGTATATTACATCTGTCGGTTTGTATAATGACAATGATGAATTAATAGCTATTGCAAAATTAAGTATGCCAATAATGAAAAGTGAAGACAGAGAATTATTGCTTAAGGCGAAATTAGATTTTTAAGAATACTTTCTTAGAATATATTGAAAATTGAATAGAAAGCTATGGCATCTGTTATTTGATTATGATAGATGCCATAATAGTTTTCTATTCGATATTTATATAAAATAAGGATAATTAAATGTCAATATCTCTAAAGAATATCAGTGCAGATGGTAAAAATATTAGAAAGTTTTATGTTCATAAATCATATGATATAGTGCCATCTACTGCTGCTGCTTATAATCTTCGTATTTCTGCTGGTGTTAGTGGATTAAGTGGTTCTTATGTTCGTGCTGAAACATTTGATCTTTTCGGACCATCCAACCCAGATTCGACATATCAGTTTTCACTTTTCACTTCAATGCATCAAAAGTATTATGCGTCTCATTCAACAGAAGCACCTGAATATCCTGGACAGAAAAAAGTACTGTGGTATACAGAATCTCAATCTTTGTCAAGTTCTATTATTTCAGGACGCGGTGTTGTAGATTCAACTGCTTCAATATCTGTTCCGTCGGTGAATCGTATTACTGTTGTAAGTATACCTCGTTCTGCATTCGGTGATGCAGTAATGCCATCAAGTTTAGTGATGACAGATAACAGTTCAAGTAAGACTATTGTAGATGACGGTTGTGGAAATCTAAAATTCAAATATCCAGATGCAGGAAATTTCCCATCGGGTTATACATTTAACCTTACTCTCGGTGGAATCACAACTACTTATTCTACTTCAAGTATTATTGGAAATGTATTTTATGAACATGGTATCGCACTTCTTATCACAGGTTCTGCGGGATATCTGTTGTATGGAGATGAAAGTGCAAATTCTGGTAGTGCTTATGATATATCATTTAAAAATAGTGTTCCTATTTATGAACACGAATATATGTGTAATGTAAATGCAGGTGAATTTGGTACAACTCAAAATCCAACTGCAGTAAATTATAACTCTTCTGGTTTACCAATGAGTCTTCAATCATTCGTAACACACTCTCAATTCATGCCATACATTACCACTATTGGATTATATAATGATGATGGAGATCTTGTTGCAATATCAAAGTTCAGTAAGCCTATCAAAAAAATCCCATATCTTGATTACACGTTTATTGTGCGTTTCGATAGCTAATTTGATTGACAGTTTGAATAAAAATAGTTATTTTATATAAGGTAAAATAGTTTATGGATATAAGACAATGTTCTCAAGCTGTTCTTGATAAATATGGTCTCACACGTGAAGAATGGCAAGCTATATGGGATGCTCAAGGTCGATGTTGTCCTATTTGCAAAAAAGAACCAAAGACACAAAGTCCAACAGAATTTATGGTTGACCATAAACATGTTCGTAAATGGAAGACAATGCCACCAGAAAAACGTAAGAAATATGTCAGAGGAATAGTTTGCCAATGGTGTAATCGTTCGTACTTGGCTAAAGCAATGACGTTAATAAAAGCACAAAATTTGGTTATTTATTTTGAAAGTCTTGCTAAACGAGGATTGTAAGTGGATAAGTATTATGTATACGAACTCATTGACCCACGAACAAATAGAGTGTTCTATGTAGGTAAAGGGATTCACAACAGAATGTATAATCATGAATACCTTGTGAGAAATGGCAAGTTTGATAGCAATTCAGAAAAGTGCAGGCTGATAAAAGAGATTATAGATTCGGGCAACAAACTTATCTATAATAAACCATATCAAGATCTTACTGAAATTGATGCATTTACAAAAGAAAAAGAACTGATTACAAAATACGGATTGAGTAATCTTACAAATATAATGCCCGGCAGTTCTCAGTTTCGCAAACGTCTCAAGAATATTCTTGATAGTTTTTTCAATAATTTTTAATAGGTTATAATGAATCTTCTCCTTCTCGAAATCTTAGAACAAGTTTTAGGTAAATCATCTCTCAAAAAGAACGGTCAAGAAGCACTTTTTTACTGTCCGTTTTGTCATCACTACAAACCCAAACTTTCAGTTAATCTTGAAACTGGTTCATGGCATTGTTGGGTATGTCCAAATGCTGGAAAGAAGGTCACAACACTTCTCAGGAAAATCAATCGCTTTGATAAGATAGACGAAGCGAAGAAGATAACCCACGATACGTCATACACTAAAAACGAGCGTCTTCCAACAGATTTGATATTGCCGCAAGAGTTTTGTTCATTAGTTGAAAAATCTAAAACGCCAGAATACAGGCAAGCTCTTCGTTATATTGCAGAACGAAACATTACTACGTACGATATAATGAAATATAACTTGGGTTACTGTGCAACTGGACATTATAAGAATCGAATTATTATACCATCTTATAATACTTCTGGTATCTTGAATTTCTTCATTGGCCGTAGTTATTACAAAGATTCTTATATGTCATATTTAAGTCCAGATATTTCAAAGGATATTATAGGGTTTGATGTATTTATTAATTGGACCGAACCAATTATCATTACTGAAGGCCCGATGGATGCGATTGCAATAAGACGAAATGCAATACCATTATTTGGTAAGATCATTTCGCCATCATTGAAGATAAAGATTATTCAGCAGAAGGTGAAGCATTTGTATATCATTTTAGATGAAGATGCTATAATGAATGCGCTTGATTATTGTGAAGAATTTTTGGGTTATAATATGAATGTGTATCTTGTTGAAATGCCAGATAAAGATCCATCGAAACTTGGATTCATTGAAACGTGGAAACATATAGAAACAACAAAGCCTATTGATTATAAAACGTTATTTACATACAGGATGAAATATGGGCAAACTAAAACTAAATATTAGTTTAGGAAATATAAAATACATAATACATTTAGCTGATGTGCATATTCGTAATTATAAGCGTCACGTTGAATATAACGCTGTCTTTGAAAACCTATATAATGCGTGTAGGAATGTAGTGTCTCAAGGTAATGCATTGATTTATGTAGCTGGTGATATTGTTCATGCTAAAACTGATATGTCTCCAGAACTTATTGAAATGACATCTCGTTTTTTTACTAATTTAGGAAATATTGCCACGACTATTGTTATTACTGGAAACCACGATTGTAATCTTAACAATTCTAATCGTCTTGATGCTTTGACTCCAATAATAGACAATCTCAAACATCCTAACTTGTATTACTTGAAAGATTCAGGTCTCTATCAATTTGGTAATATCTTGTTTGGTGTTCAATCGGTCTATGATGGTAAAACGAAGTGGCCTAAGCTTCCAGCAAAATTAGATCCTGCGATAAAGAAGATTGCACTTTTTCACGGGCCTCTATCATCCGCAAAGACAGATGTAGGCTATGCAGTACAAGGTGATGAATACACAATCAAACAGTTTGATGGTTATAATCTTGCTCTTCTTGGTGATATTCATCGAATGCAATATTTGAATAAAGAAAATACCGCTGCTTATCCAGGTTCTTTGATTCAACAAAATCATGGTGAGTCATTGAATCATGGTTTTATGATATGGAATATGGAAGATAATTCTTCGAAGTTTGTAAAAGTTGAAAATGATTACGGGTTTTTCACTATTGATATTTCGGGTACCAGTGTTTCTGATTATTCTCAAATACCAAAAAGAGCAAAGGTGCGTTTAAGAACAGCTGATGCAGATCCTACATTTGTTCGCGAGTTTATCACTCAACTAAAAAAGACTGTGAAGATTGAAGAAATAAATGTTATCAATAGGTCTACTTCTAATATTGCTAATCTTCAAGGCCAAAAAGTAAATTTTGGTGATTTGCGAGATGTAAACATTCAAAATGTATTTATTAAAGATTGGTTATTTGCAAATACAGATATTGATAATGAAGTACTTGAAGAGGTTTTCAAAATTAACAACGAACAAAACAAGAAAGTTCCAGTAGAAGAAAAACTTCGTAATGTTATTTGGACTCCGAAAAAGTTTGAGTTCAATAATATGTTTTCTTATGGCGATGGTAATGCTATTGACTTTACAAAAATGCATGGTACTTATGGTATGTTTGCTTCAAATGCACAAGGCAAATCTGGAGCAGTTGATTCAATGCTATTTAATTTGTTCAATAAGTCTTCCCGTGCTTATCAAGCATCACGAATTCTTAATAATAAGTGCAAAAAGTTTTACTGCAAGTTCAACTTTGAAATCAATGGTTCTGATTACTTCATTGAACGTATAGCAACACGCTACAAATCGGGCCATGTCGGAACTCAAGCAAACTTTTGGGAAGTAAACGCATCGGGTATTAAAGATCTCAACGGTACAGATAAGTGGGGAACAGATGATGTAATTTCTTCTTATATTGGAGATTATGAAGACTTTGTTCTAACTTCATTATCAGTTCAAGGTAAGAATACAACATTCATCGATAAGTCTCAAAGTGAAAAGAAAGATATCTTAATTCGATTTTTGGAGTTATCGATATTTGATAAGTTATATGAATTAGCAAATGAGTCTTTCAAAGCAGTATCTTCTGTATTGAAAGAATATGAAAAAAAGAATTATGATGATGATCTTGAACAAGCTACAACAAGTTTCAAGAAGGAACAAAAAGAATACAAAAAACTTCTTTCTCAAAAAGAATCGATTCAAGAAAAAAAGAAAACTATCACTGATAAGCTATTTTTGCTGTCTCAAAAAATAGTACGTCTCAATTCTGTTATTAGAGATATTGATGTGCTTACAAAACAGAAAGAATCTATTATATCTGTTATACCAAAGGAAAAATCAGAAAATGCTAGATTGAAAATTGCAGTTGAAAAAGTTATTTCTGAAATAGTTCAAAAAACTAAAACTATTACTGATATCGGGGATATTACAGCAACCTGGGAGTTATACCAAGAAAAGGAAAAAGAGTATAATAAACTATATTCTGAAATTGAAAAAATAAAGATTGTTATCGGTAATAAACTTGAGAAGTTAAAGACCCTTGATAAAGTTGAATACGATCCGAATTGCCCTTATTGTATGAATAATGCTTTTCGTAAAGATGCTATAGCAACACGTGAAGAAGTACTTAATGACAAAACAGTTGTAATTGAGAAGGTTCGACACTGCTCCCATTTGAAAACGTGGCTTGCTGAAAATAAGATAGTAAAGACAAATTTGAAACTTATAGATGATACTCAAAAAGTTATTGAAGCTGCTGAAAAATTAAAATCAAAGATTACAGTTGCATTGTCTACCTCAAATCAAACACTTGATTCTTTGAATAATGAACTTAATAAAACAGAAGATGAAATAACTCAGTACTATCAAAATAAGAAAGATATTGAACTTAATAAAAAGATTCAAGAACGTATTGAAGAAGTTAAGAAACTCCAAACCGATGTAGATGAATTGCTTCAGAAAGTTGAATCTGAAATTCTTGTTGTTTATTCAAATATGAAGGTTGCTCAAAACACGATTGATACAATTGAAAAAGAACTTAAAGAAATAGCTGAATACGAAAAACAATATCGTGCTTATGAGTATTATCTTAGAGCTATTGAACGCGATGGTATACCATATGACTTGATTACAAAGGTAATACCAGTTCTTGAGCAGGAAGTCAATTCTATTTTATCTCAAATCGTTGAATTTAGTGTTCTTTTTGAACTTGACGAAACAAAAAATATCAATGTAAAACTAGCTTATGATGAAAACCATATCTGGCCACTTGAATTAGCATCTGGTATGGAAAAGTTTATAGCTGGTCTTGCCATTCGTGTTGCATTATGTAAGATATCTTCTCTTCCAAGACCTAATATTCTCATAGTTGATGAAGGTTGGGATACGCTTGATTCTGATAATCTTAATTCAGTTGGTATGCTTTTTGAATATCTTAAGACTCAATATGAAGTAATAATAGTAATATCTCATATTGATTCAATGAGAGATATGGTTGATGGACTAATAGAAATCAAAAAAGATGGTGAGTTCAGCAAGGTGGAACATACAAATTAGCATATAGGTTGATATTTATACCAAACAATAGTAAGGTATAAAATGTCAACTAAAGCTAGTTTCAAAAAACGCAGAGTATATCGATATTTAGATAACGTACCAGTTATCAATATAGAACGTGGAAATAAATCAGCTTATTTTGATACGAGAAATTTGTCTGAATATTTCATGTTAGGCAAAAATTCTTTTTTCATCGGTGGTTCTAACAAACTCCAACAGGGTACACAAATACAAATCGAATGTATCGACGCGCTAGGTAATGTTGTTTATACAGAATTTCCAAGTTATCAAGAAGATAATTCAACATTAGCTTCTGTTTATGTTTATGATGATACAGCAAGTGGTTTGTGCACATTGATTCTTTTAGGCATCGCTAAAGATGTTCCAGAAGATTGGAAGAATAGATACAATACAAAATGGATATTTCAAGTTTATATCGATCCTACTCGCCCTACAAAAGATCCTATACGTTTTATGAAGTTGCCAATTGCTACGTGGACTGTTACGCCACGCACATTTTATTCATCTAGTTTTACTACATACTCATTACAGATACCATAATAATTATAAGAGAATAATAAATGTTTAAATTAGTTGGAAATACATGGCAAACAGATACAAATACATTTATACCAGAAATGGAAGGTGGTATAATTCAGGGAACAGTAGAACCGTATTATAGTTATTTAAAAACCTCGGGATATACATGGAATTCATCATATACATCTTCTATTGTTCAAGTAGTGAATCCAATGATAGCTGTTATATCAAATGATTATTTTGCTGTTACAAAAAGTGGTTATATTTTTGTGAATACTACAGCAGTTTTATTAACAGGTTCAATAAATTGGAGCACAACTACGTATGTTCCTACAACTATTACTTCATCCCTCGTGTCAGTAGATTTAATTGATCTTGATACATTTACAGGAAAAGTACACAAAGTTTACATATATAAACGCAGTCTTAGTAAACTTGAAGATTATACATTACACTCTGTAGTAAATATTGAAGAATCAAACTTGTTGAGCGTAGAAGATATTTATGGTGTTGATTATAGAGACATTGGTAAGTATACTCCAGAAATTATTTCGCAAGATTGGATTTCACATCGTCAAATATATACTGATGGTAATACTGCAGATAGAGTTGTTACTGGCTGGCCGTATGCAGGTCCAGTTTATGATAGTCGACTTACAGAGAATACGAATCTTTCAATATCTTCGTCGGTTGTTGGAATAGTTGAACAATTTGTTGCAAAGGATGTTCCAACCGTTGGAACTCTTCAATTCAGCGGTAGTGCAGCATGGACAATAGATGAGTCAGTTGTTAGTCTTGTAAGTATAGTTAATAGTGGTAGTAAATATTTAACAGCATCATTTGTAACGAAAAGTAAAGGCGGCGGTGATTATCAACATGTAATAACTTTTACTATACGAGATTCTTATACTGGAAGTTTTGATTTTTGGTATTTATCAGCATCTGGTTATCCATCTGGAATAAGTAATGCTATTGTTAATGCAGAATTATCTGATAATCTTTTTGTTCCGCTGAACTTAAATAGTAAGTTTCCAACTCCAAGTGGATATAATTTATCTACATCTTCTGGATATTTTTCAAATGCTGTTCAAATATCGGAAAGTTATTATTCGCATAATTATTTTGGTGAAGTACCAAGTGGTAATATAACTTCATCTTTGAAAATGTATTGTTATAAACCATTTTATACGATAATGTCGATGTCATTGTATGTTGATACAGAATATGTTCACGAAGCTTATATTGCCGGATTTGGAGAGTTGGAAATTAGATTAGTAGGAAATGCAGTTGTTCCAGATGACGATCATTTGCCCCTTTTTGGAAAACTTATAGGACATTACAGTAGTTCAAAGTTAACTAACTATGGTTATCAGTCACATATATTTACTCCAAATAATACTGGTACAGTGCACTTGTATTATATTGTAAAAAGTGGAATTTGGGATATTGGTCGTTCATCTATTGTGATTCACGTACCAGAAGGTTATTCAGCAAATAGAAATCTTTTCAGATTTCCTGTATTGCCATTATCACAAACTGAAGAATTTCAATTTAAGTTGATATTTGCAAATCCATCGAATATTGTAAATCCAGTTGAGATTATTTCTCCGATAAAACAATTCTCTGCTGGTATTATCACTATTGATACTGGCGGTGGATTTTCAATGCCTATATCACCATTAGGTTCTGTAATTTATTCTGACGGTCTAAGATGGCGTCCGGCTACTCCAATAACTGGTACATCTGGTTCAGGTTGGCTTGTCAATGATGCAGGATTACTTATTGTCAATTACATATTTCCATAAAAGAGAGGTTATTATGAAAACAATAAAGCTTACATTATCAAACAGGATATATTTACTATCATTATTGCCATCAAAAGGTAGTTTTGCAACTGGTGTGTTGGTACATAGCATACAAAGTTCAATAGTACTTACTGATGAAGAAAAAGAAAGCTGTAAAATACAAACTATAGTAGATGCTCAATCTAACCAAACTATAACTTGGACTTGGGAAATTGATAAAACGATAGAAGTAAGTTTCACAGGATTAGAAATACAGTTGATGAAAAACTTATTAGAAGAAAAAAGTAAACACCAAGAATTACCAATTGATGTAGACACAATGAGTTTATATTCACGTATTGTATTTGGATTTGAATTTTAATTAACGGAGAAAGTAAATGCCCGAAGCAAGACATGGGTTTCAGACAGGAAGTAAAGATATACACATTCCTTATGCTTGGCATGTAAATACATCCCAGTCTCTTATTGAGGCTCAGTTTATTACTGATGTGTGGCAACAAGGTAAGTCTGGTTCTATGTTCGGTAAAATAGCAAGAGTCACAGAAGCTTCAACATCTGAATCATTTTGGATGTTAACAAATACAGGTAGTGGTATTGTTCTTGTACCAAGTATGGATTTTTGGCGTCAAGTTGCTGGAGGCGGCGTAGGTGGTAATGCTGATACTGCATCATTTGCTATTACAGCTGCATACGCATTGACTGGAGCAACTGCAAGTTTTGTAGGTACTGCAAGTTATGGTATTTCTGCATCTTGGGCTGTATCTACTTCTTACGCAAGAAGTTCATCTTATACATTGACTGCATCATACGCAAGATCTGCATCTGAAGCTGGTTGGGCAAACACCGCTAGTTATGTTTTATCCTGTAGTTATGCAGATTTAGCTGGATATGTTGAATCTGCATCTTGGGCTAGAACTGCATCTTATGCTAGGTCTGCATCTTGGACTATAACTGCATCATATGTTGTATCAGCATCTTGGGCCGATGTTGTTGAATCAGCTAGTTATGCATTAACAGCTAGTTATGTTTTATCAGCTTCTTTAGCAAGAACTGCATCTTACGTTACATCAGCATCTTATGCTAAAACTGCAAGTTGGACTGATTCCTCTTCTTGGGCAATAACTGCATCATGGGTTGCGTCAGCATCTTGGGCAAACTGGGTACCATCGTCAAGTTATGCTGAAACTGCAAGTTGGGTTGAATCAGCATCTTATGCTAGAACAGCAAGTTGGGTATCGATTTCTTTTTGGGCTAGAACTGCATCATATGTTGAATCTGCATCTTGGGCTTTAACTGCAAGTAATACACCTTCAGCAAGTTATACTGTAAGTTCAAGCTATTCAACTAATGCAAACTATACTGTTAGTGCAAGCAATACAACATCAGCCAGTTATGCAGTATCAACAAGTTATGCAAGTGTTGCAACGAGAGCAACTACTACATCTGAGTCAATTTTTGCTACATCTGCAAGTTGGGCTGCATTTGCTGAAACTGCATCTTATGCTCAATTTGTTGTTAGTACAAGCAATGCTCTCGTAGCTCAATTCGCTTATAGTGCAGATATAGCAAATACTGCATCTCTTGCTAACACTGCATCTTATGTACGTACTGCATCTTATGCATACACTGCATCATATGTACCATCTTCAAGTTATGCATATTCTGCATCATATACTATATCAGCATCAATTTCAGGATGGGTACCATCTTCAAGCTGGGCAGATACAGCATCATATGTTCCATCTGCAAGTTATGCTTTTACAGCAAGTACTGCTTATTCTGCTAGTTTTGCATTGACATCAAGTAATGTACAGTCTGCAAGTTATGCTTTTAGTGCAAGCACAGCAATAAGTACAAGTTATGCTTTCCAAGCATTATGGGCAGATACAGCAAGTTGGATTGGTGGTACTGTATCAGCATCTTATGCATCGTCATCAATGTATTCTACGTCTGCATCGTATGCTGAAACTGCATCTTATATTTTGTCTGCATCATATGCATATTCTTCATCATATGCATTAACTGCATCATTTTCAACAACTGCATCTTGGGCATCTGAATCATTCACAGCATCTTATGCTATTACAGCAGCATTTGCACTCAATGGTGGAAGCGGTGGAAGCGGCAGTGTAGGAAATAATGTTGCAAGTCTTTTATTTTTATATAAAAACTATATTTAAGGAGTAATATAATGGCACTCAATACAACGCCAATTTTTGTTTCTGCACCAAATATACAATGGACACTATTATCTGCGTCAAATGCAACAGCAGCTGTGAATAGAAACGGCACTGGAGTGTTAGGTACAGATATTATGACAGTATTTACAGCATCTGTAAGTGGTTCTAGAGTTGAATCTATTACAATACAACCACTAGGTACAAATGTTCAAACGAGTTTAAACTTTTTTATTAATAGTGGTTTAAATACTGTCAGTTCGAATAATGGTGCATTTTATACAACGACAATGCCAGCTACAGTTATTAATACAAATACAGCTCTTGAAAAAACTGAACTGCAATTTCCCAATGGTATAAATTTACAGTCGGGTTCAAAAATCCTAGCATCAACGAACGTTACTGTTGCAACAGGATTTCATATTGTAGCATTCGGTGGAGATTATTAAGAATGCAATCTGGTATACCAAATAAAACTACTATTCTTGTTTTCAATAATCTTGCAAGTATGAGAGCATACACACCATCGGGTCAAAACAGAATAGGCATTGATAGTGAGTTCAACAACTATTATATATACAGAGGTGATAGTTGGATACTTTTTAGAGAATATGTTCCATACTCAATTCCAGATATGGCACGCTGGCCTATAGTATTTACTACAGGAAGTTATGCGTATACTGGAGTTGCAACTCAAAGTAAGCATTTAGATGAATCATTAGCTTATGTAGTAAAAGTAAAATCTGAAGATTCCCTAAAATTTGATTTATACAATTTGACAGAAAATGTAACGTGTTCTCTTGGATTACCTGTATCATTTTACTCAGTTGATAATACATATCCAAACGGTTCATCATTGACAATGACAGTATCAGCGTCACTTTTATAAGAGGAATAAGAAAATGTTAAGTCATAAATTATCATTAGATGCAAAATGTATTGTTTATAATAAAGATATGCAAATTATAAATACGATTGAATCACCACATGAAATAGAAACTACTGATGATACTATCGATTTCTTAGTAAGAGAAGCAAATGGTGTTATTTTGCAAAAGGAAACAATACCATTCAGAAGTTTTACAAGAAATTTTACTTCTATTTTAGATTCTGGTTTTGATAATGCATCTTCAACACCAGGTACACAGTCTAATAATACAAAAGCAAGTATAGCTGGTGGAGGTATGTTTGGTGTAAGTGCTTCTGCTGCTCAAGATACATTTGGTATATTAGTTGGAACTAGTTCTGTTGAGATGAATTATATGGATTATAAATTGCTTGGTAAATGTGTTAATGGTAATGCTATTAATGATTTAAATAAATTATATTATCTATCTCATGAATCAGCTGTCACAATTACTACAGGTTCATTACTTGGCACGTCAATTAAACGAAGTTTTATAAATTTTAGTACATCATCTGTTACAATTTTAGAAAGTGGATTAATGAATCGTAATGCTTCTGGTGTTTATTATTTAATGACACGTGATGTAGTTCAAAATGATGGTTCTGCAATAAATGTTGTTGTTACACCAGATTCTACACTTGATGTATTATATAACTTTTATTTTGATACTACACAGGGCTGGTTATATAATTGGGTACTAATATTTGGTGCAAGCTTATCTGGATTAACAGTTCCAGTTATTACATTGAGTGGTTTACCGGTAAATACTAATTATGCAAATACCGGAAACGACAATGATCTTCAGTTTAATATAACATATGCAGCTGATACATATCCAACCGGCATTTGTGTAGGTTCTTCAAATATTCCTGTTTCATCATCTGATTATAGATTGGGCCAAATTATAGAACATGGTTCTGATGTTAATCAATTAACATATGGAGCATCAATATATAATTTATCTCAAATGAATCCAGTCAGTCAGTCAGCAATATCAACACTTACACGCAGATTTACAAATGATAGTTTTGGTACTGTTGTTATAAGAGAAGTGGGAGTTTTAATGTCGAATAGTAAAACTAGTGATATAAATGCAGCTGCACTTGTTATAAGAAAAGTAGTAAATCAAATAAATTTACAAGCTGAACATACACTTGATGTAGTGTTTACGTTTAATGTATCATCATCTGGAATTGTTTAAGGAAAATATAAATGTCAAGCCATAGATTAAATTTAGATAGTGAGTTAATGATAACTGATAAAGATTATAATGTTATAAGCACTATAATGTCACCACGTGAAATAGAAACAACTGATGATACTATTGATTTTTTAGTAAAGGAAGCTAACGGATCTATTTTACAAGAAGAAACTATTCCATTTAAAAGTTTTACAAGAAACTTTGTTTCACTTTTGGATGCAGTATTTAATGGTACACATGATAATGGTACTACTCCAGTTACATCGTCAGTTAATGTGAAAGGTGTTTCTAATAATTGGCCTCCATTTGGATGTTATGCAGGTGCAAACCAATCTTCCTGGAGTATTCAAGTTGGTACAGGTTCAGATGCTATGAATTGTTTAGATTATCATCTTGCCGGGCACTGCACTCACGGAACAGCTACAAATCGTTTAGCACACGCTGCAATGACACTCGATGCTGGTATTCATGTAAGTAGTTCATATAATGGTATTAGTATTAGAAGAAGATTTACAAACAATTCATCCGGAACAGTAACTGTTACTGAATGTGGGCTTATGATAGATTCTGGTGCATCTACACGTTTTTTAATAGCACGTGATTTAGTTCAGTCTAATGGTATACCATTATCCATAAGTATACCAGTTACAAATATACTTGAAATTACATATAATTTTTATG